CCGGGATATGACGCCTATGGGATGGATACCACCAACACGATGGTCAATCCGTACACTGGAACCGCACCGACAATCGGCGGCTACTATGACGCCTTGCAGGAGAGGTTGGGTTTGCAGTCCGGAACCGGTCCGGGAGCGCCGTTAGGAACCGATGCCGGTGTTACCGAGCAGGGTGCTCAAGCGATGCAAAATCAGGGTTTCTCGGTTGGGCAGACTTCAACGACCTATGGCGGCAGAGGTCCAGGTCCCGGTCCAGCCAATCAAGGCGGCGGGGGGCAGCTTGGAGGACCGGGAGCCGGCGGCAGCGCCAGTGGCGGGAATGCCGTTAGTAATGCAGCGGGGTGGGGCGGGGGTGGCTGGACCGCCCGTGGCGGAAGTGGTGCAAATCCCAGTCTGAGCACCCTAGCAAGCGGCGGTCCGGGTCTAAGCGGAGTAGTGGGGTGGGGCGGTCTAACTCCAACACAAGCGAGAATTCTCTATGGCAAATGATCGAGCTTGTCGCGACTGCGATTACTGGGAGCGCCGTGAGGACATTGGTGCCGGTTCTCACGGCCTGTGCCGGCGGGAGCCACCGTGGCGGTTGTTGATTATCGGAGAAGACGTAAAAGCTGGAGGGTCTGGATGGCCGACTACCGTGGATACGGATTGGTGCGGCGATTTCGAGATGAAGGTTGATGAAGACCGCGAATGACCTCTATTCGTCAAGGGATATACGATCTTTTAGGTGCAGTCGAAATCGACACCAAAGAACATGGTCGGTGTCAGGTTGAACCTTGGCTGTCTCAAAAACTAGTAATTGATGCGGTGGCCAAGGGACTTTCCGAAGGAGTTCACGAATTTGTTGTACTGAAATGTCGGCAGGTGGCGATAACGACTGTTTGTTCGGTAATCGAATTGTTCTGGGCACTTGCTAACCCCGGCGTTCAGGGGGCGATAATCGCGGATCGAACCGACAATTTAGAGAGGCTTCGCAGAATTTTCGCCAGCTTATTGGAAACCTTGCCGCCAACGTGGCGGCTACCAGAACACAAGCTGATTGCGAATAACCGCACGGGCATGGCGTTCGCGAATAGATCGGTAATCGACCTTCTTGCGGCAGCGTCGAATCCTGACCTGGGAGCGAGCCGTGCTTTAAATATGATGCACGCGACGGAGTGCGCGCAGTGGAAGTCGCTGGCTGGGGTGGAGTCCCTGAAGGCTGCTTTGGCACGGCAAAATCCTAATCGACTTTATATCTGGGAAAGTATTGCAAATGGTTTTAACTGGTATTATCAATTTTGCCAACAGGCAAAGGTGGATCGGCACATGCGGTTCATCTTTTGCGGGTTTTGGAGCAATCCGACCTACCGGATAGAGAAGGACGATGAAGATTATAAGACATACTGGGATGGCCGGCTATCCGAGGAAGAATTTAAAAAAGCGAAATACGTCAGGCAGGAATACGGCATCACGGTCCAGCCGGAAGAAATTGCGTGGTGGCGGCGGGAAAGCGAGTTCCGGGCGGAGGAGTACATGCTCCGTCACTACCCCTGGCACGAAAAAGAGTGCTTTATCGCCAGCGGTTCCGGCTTCTTCCCGGCGGCCCGGACCCTGGAGCTTGCCGAATCCCTTACTCCGAGCCCTCCTTATAAGGGATATCGTTATACGTTTGAGGAGCAAGGATTTCTCAGTAGCCGAATTGACCAAACTATGGACCCAGACAAGGCAGACCTGAAAGTCTGGGAGCCGCCGGACCCCAAAGGCATCTACGTGCTGGGAGTGGACCCGAGCGGGGGCGGCGGAGGAGACGCCAATGACCACGCTATTGAGGTACTTAGATGCTATGCTGATCGAATTATCCAAGTTGCTGAGTTTAGAACCAACCGACCGCTTACATATCAGATTGCGTGGGTTTTGGCTCATTTGGCTGGCGCGTACCGGGACCACATTGCCAATATGGAAGTCACTGGCGTCGGAGCTGCGGTGCTACCCGAAGTCCGCAACCTTCGCCAACTCGCTGAGAGAGGTATTATCCAAGGTGAGCCGAATACCGACCAAATCCTGAACATGATCGGGTCGGTGCGGTGGTTCCTGTACAAGCGTGCGGATACGATGTCCGGGGCAGGCAACGTGATTGCCTGGAAAACCAACGCGGACAACAAGTACCAGACTTATTCGGAATTGCGGGATAGCTTGATGCTGCGGCGTCTCGAAATCCGGAGCGTGAAGTGCGTGCAGCAAATCCAGGCAATCGTAGAGGATGAGGGATACATTGGTGCAGGACCCGATACTGGTGAAAACGATGACCTCGTTTCCGCACTTGTTTTGGCCCACCACACTTGGGTTGAATGGCGAAGAAACGGCTTGGTGGCCCGCAATCTTACCTGGGATTCCGTTTGGGGAGAGGGACCTCCCAAGAATCCCGGTAGCATGTTATCCTTTGCTTTCAGTGAGCATATGCGAAAAATCCACCAGAAGGCTCAACGCCGGCCTGAGCGATTTTAATGCCTATCCTTCGAACTTATGGCTGCCCGCAATGTAACCACATGATGGAGGTTACGCTTCGTGCGGATCAGTGGGATCAGGCTCCGCCGAATTGTCCACGCTGTACGGCCTGGGATTTCGAGCACCAGATGAAGCAGGAGTTCAAGCCCCTGCATATCGGCGGTTCGCACAGGGCACGGGCAGTAAAACTGGCAGAACAGATTGCCGAGCGGGACTACAACGTGGCGGATATGAATGTGGAAGGGCATGAAGGAGTACGAAACAAGGTCAGATACAAGGACACCAATCCAGACAGCGCCAGCAATTGGGGCGCAGCCGGTGCGGCTATGGAACAAGCCGTAGCGATCGGCCGGCAAACGCGGTTGCAGCACGGAAGCTCGCTCGACATCATCAAAGAAATGCCGGACCTCATTAAGCTGTCGAAGGAACGGTCCTTCCCGGTGAAGTAATGCTGATTATTCCGAGGAATGTGCAGGAATGGGCCACGGAGTTGGTCGATGAATGCATGGCATCTGCGGGCGAACGGGGAATGGTTTACACCCGTGCTTCGCAATACTATTACACGGGAAGTTTCGATAGCCGTGCTGCCATTTATAATAAAGTCAAACCGTTTGTGGACCGCTTGGCGGGCTTTCTCATGCAACCCACCGACGTCCGGTTCAACATCGTGTTCGGGGCTAACGAACCAAGCGATGTGCTGGAACGCGGAGAGGTGGCTTCCCAGAACCTTTCGTCCAACTACCGACAGTCGGACAGCGATATAACCTTTGCCGAAACCGTGACGATGGCGCTGGTCAACGGCGCATACCTGCTGAAGCACATCCCGGATCACGAGGGCTTCAAATTAGCGCCGGTTCACCCGCAGAATTTCGGAGTGTTGAGCGAAACCATCCTGTCGCTGGAGGAGCAGGAAGCGTTTTGCCATGTGAGTTATCCGACAGTCTCCCGATTGATCTCCATGCTGGACGAGATCGAGCATCCGAGACGGCATGAGATTGTGGGGAAGCTGTTGGAAGCCAGACAGAGCACGAAAGATGACGAGGAACCTACTTACATTCACCAAATGGTGGTGGGAGGCCTGCAACCGTTGGGGGATATCAATAGTGTGCCGCAGGCGGCCGGCATCGTTAACGTGTTTCCCCTTCCTACTCCGTGGCGACCGCAACGGAGCATCAGCAGAACGGTGAGATTTTGCGAGTTGTGGATCAAGGACGCCGACCGCAGCGGCGATTGGACCACGATGCAGTTAATTTATCCGGATATTTTGATAGAAGGCGCGGATACCCGAAGGAATCTATCCCGGATACCTGGAAGATGCCCCTTTGTGAAGGTGCAGGCACAGGCGACGCCCAGCTACTTCTGGGGCAGATCAGTTGTGGCCGATATTCAAATGCTTCAGGACATATTGAATAAGCGATTAAGAGACATAAAGGTAATGTGGGATAGAAATGTCGCAGCACCATACGCGATGTCCGGGTTCACCTCGTTGACCGAGGAGCACTACCAAAAACTCATCTCAGAAGGCGGCATGATTGCCGATCCAAACCCCAATGCCAAAGCCCAACCGCTTGTCGAGCCACCACCGCAGACGTACTTGGAAGAACTGGAATTTATTTGGAAGATGTTCGATGAGGCAAGTGGTTTTACTCCTGTCATGTCTGGCCAAGGAGAACAGGGTGTTAGGGCCGGCGTTCATGCGCAAACTTTGGTACGGACTTCATCTCCTCGCCTTATCGACCAAGCCGCCCGAATAGAGAGACAACTCGCGGAGAGCGGCTACCTGAGTTTCCGGATCATGCAGGCGATGGACCCAGCTATCTACTCGGCGGAGAAGGGCACAGAGTTCACACTCAGTATGCTGCCTGAGAACTTCCAGGTGGAAGTTGATAGCCACAGTGCATCGCCCGCTTTTGCCGAAGACAACCGTCAAGTTGCGATTGCACTTGCGCGCGCCGGGGCAATTGACTCGGAAGACCTTATCCATATGCTGCATCCGCCGGGAGCCGAGTTGCTTTTAGCACGCCTGAAACAGCGGGAAAAAGCGCAGGCCCAGCAAGCTCAACAGGAAAAGCAGGAAGAATTGATGAAAGACGTGCTGGGAATTCACTCCAGCCAGCGACGACTAGGGTCGCAACAAAAAAAAGCCGGGAGGTAGGTAATGTCATTCATGGATAGTGGCGACGATGCGGCTCCCGGAGAAGGAACTGGTGGTCCTCCTGGCGCGGGTGGTGGTGCTCCCCCTCCTGACAGTCCTGGTGGTGGCGGTGGTCCTCCTGGGATGCGAGGTGGTCCTGTCCTCGCTGCTTTGGCCCGACGACGGATGGGGCCTCAAGCATCCGCCCCCGGTCCAGGTAACCAAGCCGACTCGTTAATGCTGCTGAAAAATGCTGTGGAAATGATCCAAACCGCCCTCCCCGGTTTGGGCGCTGGCTCGCAGGCGCACACCGCAGCCCTGAATGCGCTGCGGAGTTTAAGCCGCCACCTTCCGCAAGGTGCGCCTACGGCCGGCGTGCAGCAAACCTCCATCATGGACATGCTCAGAGGAACAATGCGAAATGCGCTACTACAGAAACTTGCTGGAGGCGGACAGGGTGGAGGACCTGGAGGAGGTGGCGCGGGAGGTCCTGGAGGAGGTGGACCTGGAGGTGGCGGAGCGGGAGGCGGGGGAGCGCCCATGCCCTCGACGCCGCTACCCGGAGCGTGATAAGCGTGTGACAAACAGGAGAAGGTTTTATGGCCCAAAATAGAAGTTATGATCCACCCATTTCCGTGCCGCCTGAAACTCCACCTCGAACCATACTCCAAGTTGATACTCAAAGTGAGGTCAGCGAATGGGGTGCAATTCCGGCTTGCGTTCCGAAGCCTGAAGGAGGGGTTCCCCTCCAGCCGGCAATTGTTGGCAAATCTAATAGCGAAGGCGGCGGGAGACGCTAATGCCCCGGCAGGTATCGGATGAGGAGTTCGCTTACCTGCAAGGCAGGCGGCAGGTCGCGGACTTTGTAGAAAGCATCTACAACGATCCGCAGCTAAATCGGGAAGCAAAAGCGCTTATCAAAAAGAAATATCCAAATCTTCAGATACCGGACTACGACCTCGAAAATAAGGTGGCGAAGGTAATTGTAGCCGACAGGCAGGAACGCAGAAAAGAAAAAGAGGCCGAGTTGCAAAAGGCCGAGGACGCAAAAATCAAGGAAGATCGGGATGGTGTCCAGAAGCAGTATGGCTTCACCGAGGACGCCATGAAGGACCTGGAAGATTTTATGGTGAAAAATCACGTTGGCAGCTACGAGGTGGCAGCCAGCTACAAGGCAGCAAAAGACCCGAAGGTTTCCAGTAACGACGATCAGTCCAGATTTTGGCATTTCAACAAGAAAGAAGAATTTAAAAAGATCATTGACGAGCCGGAAGATTGGGCGCGGCAGGAACTCATCAAAGCTGCCCGTGCAGACGAACAGCGCATGAAAAACGGGAGGTAACTCATGTCCGTGCTTGGCGCTGGCCTAATTCCTGGTGGGCCGATAGGTTTTGAATTGGAGGCAACTATTCGTCGCGTTTTTGCGCAGATGGTGGTTGTTCTCATTTATAAACAGAACCCCCTGCTTTCGTTACTACTCAGAAATGCCATCCGAGCCAGCGGAGGCGTGAGTCCTTACACGCAGCCGGTTCAGACCGGAAAATATGTGCATTCTTCGTGGATCGGACCGGCGGGTCAATTTG